GAAGTTTCTTTGACTCTATCGTTAAGGACTAATGCCATTCAAACTCCTAACTTAACCTTATAATTGCTGTACTCGTTCCTGCTGCTGGAAATTGTATAGTGAACGTACCTGCTGTTGTTGCAAAGTTACCACCAAAATCTAACCAACAAACCGCACCGGCACTTGCAGAAGCTGCTCCGCCTGATGATTGATAGATAAGCGCGTACCGCGCTGTTATTGTTGCTGTAGTCCAAGAAGTATCTTGAAAATCTATAAATGCAGTTGATGCACTTGATCCACCTGTTACACCATTAGTTGTTAGTGTATTTCCTGCTGCAGTATAACCTGTTCCTGATGCCTCATTTGTTACATTGTAACCAGTGTCTGTTGCTGCTGCAGTACGCGAAGATGTGTACAAACCTATTTTATAAGTATCTCCACCAGATTGAAAATTGTGATTACCTTTTAAAAGCTGATCTTTAAAAACATTTGATATTGCGTTTGCCATATATATTCTCCTTAAGGGTTCTCAGAAGGAATAGCTATTCTAGGTATTCCATCCATGTATTCGTCTCTTCTTCTTCTACCCATCTGTTCACCAACAAAAGGTTGTAAAGCAGTCTTATAGTATGATTCATACATTTGAACCATCTGTGGGTTTTTTAAAAATTTAAAAGCTTCTACGAGGCAGGCGTAAAGTAACATTTCTGGTACGTTATTACTAACCCAAGTAGTAGTATTACTTGAGGATAGTCCTGTTTCTTGCGCATTATACGCTAGTTCAACAGTATATGCTGCATCGGGCGATGGAGCAAGTAATATTGTGTCATTGTCCCAATTTGCATAGTATTTTGGTGTACCTGTAGTTGTTCTATTTGGTATATATTCATTAATAAAAGACGAGTCTTTTTTTTCTAAGCTAATCCTAACGTTATTAGTTCCAAAAATCTGTATGTATCTAACAAAAGCAAAAGTTTGTGGTGTAGCTCCAGGCATAGCTACAAAAGGATCACCTGTTGTTAAAGAAGCTGTTTTATATTTTTTAAATACATCTAAATCTGCATTTCTAAAAATTCTAGATTCTGCGTGTTCTATAAAATCATTAATAATAGTAGCTGTTAAAACATTACTATCTGTTTCTGTATAGTCTCTTATCTGTGTTACTAAATCTGCGTATGCTGTCATGGTGTTACTGTTGTAGGTCCCGCGTAAGAGCGTAACCCTCCTCCTTTAATACTACCTGTTGTTGCAGTGTCTGTCGCTACTGTAAATGTATATGTATCTGCATCAACTTTTGTTATTGTATAGCCAGCAGCTCTATTTATATTAGTTGCCGTAATTCCATCAAAACTAAGTGCGTCATAAAAACGAACAGTGTCACTACTTGCTCTACCATGACTTTCTTCAGTTACAGTTATTGCACTTGTACCGGCAGTTCCTGTTTTAAAAGAATTAATTTTTAATAAATTTGGTACAGCACTTTCTGTTCTATCAGGCCTAGCGTCTCTAAGCGCTTGTGCATCTATTTTATGATCTTTTCTTTCTATTTGTGGATGTTTAGCTTCAAACTCAGATCTATGCACAAAAGAACCATTCCATTCTTTTACCATTTCTTGATAAGGAAAAGCCATGCCACTTCTATCAGAAATAGCTTTTGCTCTTTTACCTGTAGAAAAACTAGACATTACTATAATATACCTTTGGTGTTAAATAAGTGCTAGTTGAAGAACCGTCCTCTGTAAGCGCTCTATTAAGTTCATCTTCATATAACATTTTATTTTGTTGTACTAATTGTGGGTTGTATTTTTGTGATAAATAATAAGATAAACCAGATACCATACAAGGCACAAAACGATAAGGTACGTCTCCTGCGTTTGTATAATCACCGACATCTTCAATTCGTTTTACATAATAAATATGCATGTCAGCACTAGCTGATGATGAATTAGGCACTGGATAAACAGTTATAGTAACTCGATCTATAAATCTTTGTACATAGTATTGTGTTGGTGTACCCGATGTTAGTTTGTTAGATAAAGCAGAATAGGATGACCTATCAATTTTAGTCATAGCAGTATCTACTTGATTACTAGCAGTTCTGTTAGTTCTATGTGTTGCTTCTAAAATATCATCAATACTATAAATAGTAGAATCAACTTGGTTTGTTGTTGCCTGTGCTCTGTTTGTATCAGCCGTGTCATCTGCCGCACTCCTAAAGAAATGGTATTCAGCTTGGTTTTCTACTAAATCAATATTCGTTTCTTTTAGTTCCCAATAATGTAACCCTCTATTGGCCCATTCTTGAAACATTATATTTATAGAACGTCTAGCTGATTTAATTTGATAGCCTGTTAGCTGATCAATACCAACACGCTGATATGCTTCTTCTATAACTTCATCAATAGAAAAAGTTTTATCGAACGTTGCTGTTCCTGAAGTAGTGTTAGGCATATGCTACTCCTTATTAATAAGCTTTAAGCCACTCGCATGTAATCGTTGCACTATCATTAGCTGTACAAGCGGGCATGACTATTATGACATCTCCTGAAACACCACTAGCTTCATTATTCTTAATACCGCCAATAGAACTGTAATCTAAATAACCATCACCTTCTAAAGTTAAGAAAGTTGCGTCAGTTGTTGCATCCCAAGTCATTTTAACAGCGTCAACTTTTGCTGTCATAGATACACTATACCATATTTTATTTAGAACCACTCTAGATAAAGATGTTCCATCTGAACGATTATTAGTGGCTGCATCAACATCTATTATTTTTGTTGAACCACCAGAACTATCTGAAACATTATTATAGTGAGTTATTAATTTTCTATCACCATTAAATAATGTTTGATTTAATACTACGTCTGCCATTTTATTTCCTCCTATTAAAGAGTAAGGGCCATTACGCCCTTACTCAGAGTTTATTTATTTTATTACGCTGCAAAAACAAATGCACCAGTAGTCTGAGTAGTCTCAGCTGCTAGTTTTGTCGCAATATGCCACGTGCCTTTTTCATAACAAATAAAAGCGATTTGTCCACCAGTAGTTAACAAGTTAGTTGCTGCGTTAGCTGGTGTAAAAGTTAATTTAGTTTCATCTGCTGCAGAAGTATCAAAAGTTACTTCACTTGAACCTCTTGATTCAATTACTGAACCAGTTGCCCAAACGTCAGAACCTGCCGCATCAAAAACTAATGTAGCTGTTCCGCCAGTTGTGTCTTTTGCTTGACAGTAAATTACAATTGAACCTTGAGTTGCTGCTGGTAATGTACAAGTTGCAGCTGCTGCACCTGTGTAGTTTACCACTGAAATAGTGTCAGCCGCTAGTGTTAAATTAGTTGCTGTTGCTACGTCTGCAATTGATAAACCAGTTAGGTCAGGCATGCCTGAACTTTGTCTAGTTGTAATAGCTCCAGTAGTTGCATTTTTAGTTGCTACTTGAAAGCCTTTTTCCGATCTAACCGGACCGTTAAAAGTTGTATTTGCCATAATGTTGTCTCCGTTTCCGTTAATATAGTCCTGAGAATGTCTACTGCACGAGTCTATACTAACTAAATTTAATTGTGCAGTGCGTAGATTATACGCTTTTAAATCTAAATGTGCAAATAAAAAGGGGGCCGAAGCCCCCTAATTATAAAAGTTATTAGACTAACTCTTAACTTGATCCTGGTGAACCAAAAATACCACGCCAGTCAGATGCGCCGAAGCTGTATCTTTCTCTCGCTTTGTATCTCATGTTACCTGTATCAAAATCGCCTTCCATGGCAGTTTTTAAAGCCGCTCTTTGGAAGTGTTTTAATCCATTAGGAACATCAGTCTTGATAAAGAATGCATTTGTGTCAGTTAAGAAATTGTTAACCACAAAACCTTGTGGCATCATTCCCATTGACTGAACTGCATTAATATCATTATCCGCAGTACCAACTCTATTAGCTGTTTTAGTAAGACGTTCAGCTACAAATTGTAGATCAGATGGTATAATTAGTTTCATACCACGAGCTGCAATTTTAAAGCCTCTCTCATCTTTAAACTTACCAATAGCAATTAGTGATGCTTCTAGTGATGTTTCGTTAAGGTCAGAAGCCGCTAGTAAGTTAGACTGATTACCTGCAGCGACAGTAGGGTGATCGTTATCGATCAAGAACTGTCCATCTCCGTAAGTAGTCGTAGCAAAAGCGTTGTTCAAAATGTTCGCCGCTTTAATTTGCTTAGTCTGAGCCATAGATCTTGCTAGTGCTTTTGTGTAACGCTTAGCGATGCTGTCATACAAGTTATCCTCAACAGCTTCCTCAGTGATAGAGAAAGCGAGAGCAATTGTCTCGTGAGTATAACGTGCAGTAAAGCTTTCGTTTGCGTCGTCAAAAGACACAGCAGAACCTTCAGATTTTACTTGTGCTTCCCCAAAACCAGATAACATTACTTCTTCTTCAAAAGCTCTGTCACTAGTTTCAGTGTCGAAAATCTCTCCGTGTTGATTTTCGTAGTTTTTGTACTCAAGCCCGAATAATGCATTCAGACCTGGCTCTAGCTCTTTAGCTAGTTGTTGTCTTGATATAGCCATTTTTTATGTCCTCCTGCTATTAATTTATGTGAACTGCTTCAGCAATAAAACAACGTAGTACGTTGTGAACGCCGAGTGAGTTCCCTGGGGTTTTAGCGAGACCTAGGAATTTAACACCAGATAAAGTAGTTGCTGTATCAGACGTATCGATTTCATCTCCAGAAAGACCAGTTGTAGTATTTCCTGAATGAGTTTCGATATGGTCCATATACGTGCCTACCATAGCTTGTGTTGCCGCTGTGTCGCCTTGAGCTTCGTACACTTGGTACGGATCGTCGTAAACGAAGCAATCTATATCTTTGTTAAGATCAACTCCGTCATATTGGTTCTTAAATGTTGGTTTTCCCGTAGTTGGATCGTCGTATTGAATTCCGTTAAAAACCATAAGACCGGCATCTGCAACAGCAGCATCTACGACACCACCACTTGCAAATTTTACCATGTCTCCTTGGAACATTGTTGAACTTTCGCCGTCTATAATTGTATATTGCGAAAGAGCACCATTGTCCGGATTTCCTCCAACTTTACCACTAGGTCTAAAACCAAAACGAGCATCTATATTTGCCATTTTTTATTTCCTCCTTAAAGGGTTAAGTTTAAATCAATGGTTTGAAAAAAGATTAGTTCTTTTTCGAGCCACCGAAAGTTACACGAGTCTGTCGATCTTGATTGATCGGCATACTTGGGTGCTGTTCCTTTAGGACATCGTTATTTAGAGCCTCATTTCGATCAGTATTCATTTGTCTGAAATACTCATCTCTAGACTCTGCGAGTTCTTTAGGCATCCTTGCCAGCACAAGGCCACCAACTCCGATATTGCCTGCGTATTTGCCTTCCGTAACTTCTGGATAATCGGCATCAGGATATTCGTCAGATCTTACTAACTCCCATCCAGATTTGATTTGTGCTGCCATGTTTCCGGTATCTTTATACCCCATGACTTCTGCACGTATCCATCTGTGTACGTAACCGTCTGGCGCAGGCGGTGCGTCGAGTGTTGATGGAGGAGCCCAAACTTTAGGTCTTTCTTGTTTGACCCTAGTTTCGCTCACGCGGGAAGTTTTAACAGTTTTATTTTCTGTATCTTTTTTAGTCATATGCTTATACCTCCTTCGCGGCTAATTGTTTCGCATACTCTTCGAGTGGCACACCTAATCTTTTAGAAATTGCTACCTG